GGATGGATCCAACGCATGGCCATGACATAATCTTGAGCACCTGTGCTGATCAATTCAGCAACACGGCGTTCAAACAACTCGACAGCCTTGGTCTCGGCTTCTTTGCGAGCAGTCTCTTCACGGTCAATAGCTTGACCCAAGATCACAAACTCATCTTGGAACTGCTCAAGAGTCCAACCAGATGTGTCAACACCACGGGGACGAACACCGTAGGCATCCTTGTACATGTCCCAAAATGTGCATTGGGCTTGCTCTAATTCTGTCATGTCTTCCCAACTTGTAAATTCTGTAGTCATTTGTGGCTCCTTATTTCTTACTATGTTCATATTATAGCAAATCAGCAATTATTGGTCAACCAATTTGCTTAACACGCACGTCAGTGTTCAATGCAGGCATGTACTGACGAATCAGTTCACGCTCGATATCGTGTGCGGCTTGCTTGCCACGCACCACATCAATAATGGCATAGTTAACAGCCTCTTCACCTGCGGCACGAATGGCTTCGTACAGGTTCCATGACTTGTCTTCTGTGCGGCTACGATAAATGTGCTTGTTGATGCGGCTACGCAAGCTCATGTTGATTGTACGCTGAGTCTTGGCAGTGATGCCCACATAGTACTCCAATCCAATTTGGATGAAGTAAACAATGTGTGTACGATCGACACGTTTTTTGCGGGGTTGCTTTTTTAAGTTCATAGTGTATTATAGCAAATCGGGCATTTCCGGTCAACCGAAACAGTGTGGCAAAAAAGCCACAAAAAACAAGGTAATACTTGAGTATTACCTGGATAATCCGATAATATTATCGATAATCCCCGATAATATTATAGTGGATTATAGTCAATTATAGTTAACTATAGACTATTTTCTCTTGATAACCTTGATAATCTCGGCTTCAAAATGCTCTGAATAGTGACGCTCGTCCCTTGAGTTTTCACTGTTGGGATATTCCAAGCATTCACGGAGTTTATCGGCAAGTTCCAAGATCTCTTTAACTTTGGGATTAACGATAAAAGTATAGAGTTTAGACATATTGCTTTCCTTTCTCCTATTAACTACTGTATATACAGTTTAACAGATTGGGATTATTTGGTCAACTGTTTTGTGTTTATAAGTATTTCCATGAACTTTGATCCCTTCACACAAGAGCCCATCCATCGTGGCGGCATTTGGAACAGTGGGTGCTTGTCACAAGAGCAAGCTACTCTAGATTATTTTGAGACTACACTGACCAATCTTGGGTGGCAAAAAAATGATCAGCAACGACGCAATTGGCATCGCGGAGATAAAAAAGTTGTGCTATGTCTAGTTGACGACATACGTGATTGTGCCGACAACTATCATGTGGATGTACCTTACATGTTTGATCGCAACACCACAGTAATCACCGACAACTATATTGGATGCCCAACACAATATCGAGTTTGGCAGTTGCCTCCTAGCTTTTACGGAATCTACAGCCACAATGAACTCATGCCAGAATGGCAACCAGACCGACAGTTTTGTTTCAGTGTAAACAGGATTGACCCTCGACGACTTAAACTCGTGTTAGAATTGGCCAAACGTGTGCATTTACACAAAGGTTATGTAAATTTCAACTGCCAAGACCAATTTGACGGTGACACATTTGGTGGCACTGATCGGTTGCCTGCTGTGTTTGACAAGTACTGGAACACCGAACTATCAGACGATGACAAGGCAGCGTGGCAAGCTAGTTATAAACTGTTAGCACCACAGATGCCATTGAAAAATTATGACATTGCACATCATGAAATATACACTCGCAGTTGGTTAACTGTTGAATGCGAAACTTACAGTAGCGATAACACGGTGGCACTTAGTGAAAAAATCTTTAGACTGCTCACATTACCTGTACCGTGGACCGCATACATGGGACGATATGCTGTGGCCTACTTAGAAAGTCTTGGATTTGATTGCATGAGCGACATGATTGATCACAATCACTATGATAAACTCAAAGTTGTAGAAAACAGAATAGGCATTTTTGTATGGAAAAGTATCACAGATGTATCAAAAGTGCTTATGAACGGAACCCAAGATCAAATACGTGCCCGATGTTTGAAAGCAGCCACATACAATCGAGAACTACTCAAGCTCTACAAAAACAACTGGGACGCAGAATTTGAGCAATGGAAGCAGGCCTATTTGCCTCACCTGGCGTAGATGTCCCAATTAACATGGCTTCTAGCCCAGTCAGTTGAAAACTCAAATGTATCTTCTTGGGTGTCAACATAGCGTTGCATCATAGCAATACGTTGATCGACATCATGCAAATGATGTGCAGTGGTATGGTCACCAATTTCTAACCATTCAATCCTGCCAGTATCGTTGACTCGTAATGCAATGCCAGCGCCGCGACCAAACTCAGTTGCTCGCATCAAATCTCGATTGGTACGTATTTGACGCCAACCAGAATACTCCTCAGCTTGGGAAATTGGCACAACAACCACAACACTTACTGTGCCTGGATCCGGCAACAAATTCAGGGCCATTAATCTAGTATCTCCGCAATCTACTACCAGTTGATTGTTTTCTTGATGTGCAAGTATGGGTTTGCGTATAGGCTCTGCGACTAATCTCTGATAGATCCAGTTGGCTCTCATGAGTCTTGCTGCTTCGTCTTGTTTCATTGCAGGCCACGAAAATAAATTTCTGTTATTATACTGTAATTCGTTGTTGACTACTTCCACAGTCCTTTGCAGGGTGCAAACTGGCTGTAGATCTTCTACAGGCCATTGTGAGTGATAAAACATTGCCCACTGGTCGCCTAGTGCTTGTTCAATTGTTAGTTCCATGCAGTATTTACAGGTTAAATAGACAGCTATGAATTTTGGACACTTCTTTAATCAAACACTAGGCCCAATGGGGTTTGACATAACTCCAAATCGGTACCATGCTTACCAGGGCGAGTTCGATGCCGAGAATGGATGGGACTTGTGGCTAGACCACATTGAGTTCACTCCCAAAACATTGGCCGTGGTTCACTTTCCTGATTTTGTAAAAATGAATGGTAGTCATGTGTTAGAACTACAAAAAGTTGAACAGTTTTATGGTGCCAACTCAAATCAAGTTCTTGTCACATACTGGACCAGTGATCTGGATCAGTACTACACAGGACCGTTGAACTTGATCAAGTTTAGCAATCACAACTATGACATGTGTAACGCACTGGCACAAGGTTTTGATCAATGGAAAGATATTCTAAGCAAACCACGCACACACGCTTGGCAATGTTTGAATGGCAGACTTACTCCTCACAGATATCAAGTTGCTTATATGTTAAAAAATTGGCACAATGGGTGGTTGAGTCTTGGACAGGAGATACCTTTGCCAGAGTGGGACTACAGCAGATACTTTGGTTGCGATAACTTTCCAAACTTTCTAGCATTGAAATATGTGTACGGATCAGCGGCTGTTAATGTTGTGACAGAAACACAATACACAGAAGCCACAGGCATTGTTACAGAAAAAACACTGTTGGCCATGGCAGCAGAACAAATACCCATTGTGATTGGTCATCAAGGTATTGTGGATCAATGCCGTCGCATGGGGTTTGATATGTTTGACGACCTAGTAAATAACAGTTACGACACCATGCCAAATGAATCTCGAGCAGAGATGGCACTGCGTCTAAATCAAGATGTTATCTATGGCAAGATTAATCTTGCTCCGTATCGCGACAGACTTGAACGTCAGCGTGAGTATGTGTTGTGGGGATTGCCTGATCGCATGGAGCGTGAATTTGTAACACAAGCTCGGGCACTAGCCGACAGATTACTGCCTGCTTATACCCCTTAGGAACTTTTCAAGGTCTCCGTACAAGGAATACATTGTGGCTTCCTTGCTGCCAAATAATAATAGCTTGGGTTTCTTGCCAAGAAAGATGTAATAAGGGCAAGTGAGTTTGCGATCCAAGGTCAACAACTGTCCAGGCAGTGCTGGCATGCTAGGTGGCACATCAAACTCGTAATGTGCAATTTCTAATAGCCCAAACACAAAAAAACCTTCAGCGGTTAATCGTAGGCCGGCATGTTCATCGGGATTCTTCCACCAGCCTTTTAGTGCGTCATCTAGTGTGGGTTTGAACTCCCACTTTAGTTGATCCAGTAGTTGTTGAGTAAGTGTGATCTTATTGAGCATTGGGGAACACTTGCGCCCCTTGTGTCAACAGTACCACACTAAACTTGTCTGTTTTAAACTGTGCGTTGAGTTTACGAGCCAAGTTGATTGCATGGCCGGGATTGGAGAAACTGACCTTTTTGTACTTGGGTCCAGGATACTGCGTCAGCATGTTGCTGGTCTTTAGATTGATAGGTTTGTTGTCGTAGAACACAGCCCACACTCCTTCCGACGCCAGCACTTGCTCGGTCTTGTAAGTTTGTTTGTTTGTGTGTTCTATTAACACACTGGGTTTAGGTCTGCTCATTGATAAACTCCTAGCATTATTTATGCTAAAAACTGGGTACTTTAAAAAGTACCTCCAGTCAATTCAACCTTTACTACCTCATCGCCTTTGCTCTGATCCTCACGTAGTTTCTCAAGAACCAGCAGTAACTTGGTAATATCTGCGTGTAAATCTTTGGCATCTCGAAGACTCAAAGTGACATCTCTGCCACCGCGACTTTCTTGTGCTTTGATCAAGTCAATAAAACGATTTATATGCAAACTCATTTGTTTTCCTCTTGTAGTTCGGCCATCTTCTTATTGTACCTAGCCCAATAACTGTGGTACACAGCATGATTCTCTTGACTGATAGTATTCATCCATTCTAAATGAACTTCTTGATTCCGCCACTTGATTTGTACATTGTATTGATCAGTTCGGTCATGAAAACAGTCACCAGCGGCAATGGCAGCGTGTACAGCAGCCTCGTGTATGCGATCCTGCTCCAGCCACTCGGCATTTTCTTCTGGAGTAAGATATTTTTCTCCCCACTCATTGATAGTAATCTTGCCGTGCTTCACTGTGATTACTTTGTCGTAATCAGGATCTTCACCAAAGGTGGTATCAACTCGTGTTGTCATTTTTTCAAGAACGGTTTGAGATCAGGTGCCGTCCAGCCCACTGGTTTAAGCACTTTGCCATCTTCGCGCTTGCGTACTTTGCCAGTTTCTCGATCAATCTTGGCAAAGTTAGTTTGCATAACTTCTTTCCATCCACCTTCGCCGTCGGCACCAAAGCTGTGCAGTGCGCCTATGGTAACAACAAGGATGTCCAGCAATGCATCAACAATTTCTTCTTCGTCGTTTTCTACCAACGCAACCTTTAGTTCTTTATGCTCTTCTTCAATAAGGTCACAATACATATCGAACTGTGTGCCATTAAACTTGTCGACGCTTTGGTCGCAGGCTCGCATGAATTTTTCTTGATCACGAAACGGATTTGTCATTGGCTTCTTCTTTAGAATAAAAAGGTCCTTGATATTTGTAGCGTTCGAGCACAATTAGTTTGGGATTTTGTACCGGCTTCCAAGTGCGATGTTGTTTGATCATGTACCATCCAGCGGCGTACCATGATTTACTCTTGGTGTCTTTGGTAAACAGTGGCAATTTGTGCTTAACGTCCCAGATAGGATTGTGTGCTCTGCATCCAGTAGGATATCCATGAACCACATCCGTGGCTGGTTTAGTTGCTTTTTCAGCCGGCTCAAATTCCACATTCTCACGTTTGCGCAACATGGGAATGGTTTTGTACAGCCCTGTTTTGTTCTCAATGGTTATTTGATAACCATCGTTGACTGCTTGAATATTGCCAACTTTTTGATCGTCTTTTTTCAAGATCCAATACTCGTTGTCAATTACTGGTTTGGCGTGTATCATTTAATACTCCTTTGTATGTTTCATTGAGCCATCGACTGATTGTATCAGCTTGGTCACTGAGCTTGGTCAGCTCGTACTTGCCACAAAATTTCATGAAGTGTGCGCCTACCATGCCCACATCTTTGTGACTAAGTTGTTCACGGATTGCGGCATCTACAGTTGCCTTGACCGCATCCGGTTGTGCGTTGAGATCGATCAATGTACAGTTACGTTCATAATCGTCCAACACTCTGTGCTCCTCGCCATTATGGTCGGTCCAACGCTGAAGCATCATGTTGTTCCACGAGTAGCCTTTTTTGTCTCTGTCGGCAAAGGCCTCACGGAGACCAACTTTATTCTTTGTCCCTTTTTCACGTACTCCCGGATAAGCAGAGAAGACATTGTCGGAGGTGTCGCCACGCATGCACTTCTCAAATAATAGCCAGGACGGATCCGGGATGGTTTTTGGTTGTTTAGTTTTTTTATCTGTAACAGGCTTACCCTTGGCATCAAATATGCCCTCCAGTGTGATCAGTTCATCTGTAATGCCGTTGTATTGTGTGACGTTAGGTGCCACCAACTGTACAAAGTCTGTGTCCGAGCTAACTACTACATGATCGTCTTGGGGGTGTAATGATATCCAACGTGCAATGATGTCATCTGCTTCGGCTGTTGCGCAACGAATAACACTGCAATTGGTTCTGTCTGACAAGTATTTAGTCAGATTGTCATAGGTTTCCCAAAACAGTTTATCTTCTTCTGCTTCGTCCTCGGTCATTTTACCACGTGCTACAGCACGGTTTTTCTTGTAGGGCTCGTAATAGTCCTTGCGCCAGCTACGCCCTTCCAGTGCGAAAATCACGTGATCTGCCTGAAAACGTTTGGCCACCTTGTTGGCAGCCATCATTGTAACGTGTAGCGCAAAGCCCAGTTTGGTCCAAGTGTCACTGGCTCTGTGGGCACCGTGACGTGCTCGGAAAAACATGTTGGCTGTGTCAATAAGTAGGTATTTCATTTGGACTCAATAGTTGGTTGCGTTTAATGTATTGTAACACATATTCCGCCCAATAGCAATGGGCATCTGGCCCAAAATGCCAACTATCTGGATTAACCGTTTTAAATCCATTGCTTCTTAGCACCGAATCGTAAGTCATATTGGCAGCATATGGGTGCATGTAGCATGATCCCCAGGCCTTTTGGTCTGCAATGCCATCAAAATGACTGTTACCATTGAACATAACATGCCGAATTTCTTGTGCTTCTAGTTCTTGATGGAATTCCCAAATTTCATTATGGGCACGTTGTCTACATTTTTCCCAATCTACATCAACAACAAATTGTTTGTAGCGTTGTTGCAAGGCTTCTGGAATATCATCAATCCCTGATGCATTCACTTGGAAGTCGTGTCCTTCATACCACCACTCTTCTCGTTCCCAGGTAGTCCATTGGATGACCATAAAACAATCTTTCACAGCATTTGGGTTGTCTTGAATCCATTCTCTTGTGGTACGCATGATGCGTGTGTTTGAACATCCAGCCTGTGCATCTAGGTATAGGATAGCACGTAACCAGTTGGCAAGTTCGCACCCAAAACTTGCACGTTCATTGTCAGGATGTGGCATACGGCCCAGGCCATAGAACAACCCATCATCCTGCGCCCAACCGTGAGGATTTACTGCCTCGGCTGCGGCAGCATGGCTATCACCGTTTACATATAGAATCATAGACTTGTCGTTGGTTCATGTAATCAACTAAGGTCTGTGCCCAGGCGGCATGCGCATCTTCATTGTAGTGTTGCCAGCCAGGTGTGATTTCTTCAAACTCATGCTCGACGCAGTAATTGATATAGCAAAGATTTTGCTGATAAGGATGGAAAAAGCATTCGTCCCAGTCCAGTTGTTCGGCTGTGTTAGCAACCTGGAACGCATTGAACGCATTAAAAAACAAGTGCGGAATGCCACGCTCTTTGAGAATCAAGTGCAGGTTATAGATCTTATTATGCCAGTAGTAGCCCATCACACGATGCCACTCGCCTTCTTTCTGAATGTGATTCTTCCAAAACTGATAGCGTCGGCGAAACTCTTCGGGAATACGTTGTCCCACATCCAACTGATTGATCTCGTGGAAGGCACCTTCAAAGTACCATTGCTCACGACCATGCTCAGTCCAACCAATCACCGCAAGGTCTGGCTTATTATCTTTAAGATACTCAAGTGTGGAATTGTAGATCAAGTCGTTGCTGGCACCACTCACTGACAAGTTAGTACCTGTTCCACCAAGATGTCTTGATATCTCACCAATCATGCTACGGCTGCGGTCTTGCAACTCCTCGCCATTCATGTTGGAGTCACCGTTATACAGTATGTTCATTTTTTAATACTTTTAATTGTTTCTGCTTCAGCAACTCGCTTGCGCAAACTGCTGGAACTGAAACTGTGGTCACGCTTGTTAAATATTACCTGTATACCACGACCAGCACCTTCATTACGTCCGGTAAAGTTCTTGTCCTCATATTCTGTGCCCAGAATTCGAACATCTAGTGGTAGAATCAACAACAGGTCAATTAGGTCTTGTTCAGTTTGATACACAACAACTTCATCTACATAACGGCAAGCACTAAGTTGAATCTGTCGTTCTACTATGCTTTGAATAGGATGATTTTTAGTATCGGGCCTATCAATAGTGGGATCAGTTTGTAATCCGCAGATCAAGTAATCGCAGTGATTTTTAGCTTCGCTTAACATAGCAACATGGCCAGCATGCAACATGTCAAAGGTTGAAAATGTGATACCAATCTTCTTGCCTTGTGCTTTTAGTTCTTTGATGTGATTGAAAATCATGACACTTCACTCCTGCCGTTGCCAATGTCTTTGCTCTGCACCCAGATACCTGAGTTTTTGATAGCTTGCTCTTGTTCCCAAGTTTCCATAACAACGTGTCTGCACACATTCTGAAACCACTGGTCCACAATGTCTGCATCTACTTTGCCTTGATAGCCTGCCTTGATCAATCTAGCAACAAAAATATCGTTCCAGTCTAGTTCAAATGCACCTTGATGTAGATTATTAAGATCCACATCCATGCCCAACACAGCCACGTAAGGTTCGCCGGCTTCGGTGGCCAATTGCTTGGCTGTTTTTTCAGGAACCTTGGCTTTGGGAGTAGATGGTGTTTTGACCTCTACAGGTTTCTCTACCTTCTTGGGCTTTAAGAATCTATCAAACAGGCCCATTATTTGCCCCAACCATTGCCCCAAAGATCAACGTGTAATCTTGGGCTATACCAGTAACCACGCTTGAGTGCTTCGTCTGCAACATTGATACGATTGCCATCGTACACACTGACAACACCACCTACAGGCATCACAAACACAGGACCTGCAAACTGTGCAAGTCTATATTCATCTACTGCACGATCTAGTTCGTCAAAGTCTTGCACCTTCTCAACCACAAACTTAAGATAAGTTATACCATATGTTTCGAGATCAAAAATAATCTCCGGCTTGATTGCTTCTTCCCACTTCTCACCTGACACACTCAGCTTGGGACTCACTGAGAATGTGATCTCACCGTGCCAGTTGCTCAAGTAAATTTTAAAGTCTCTTGACAATTCTTGAGTACCATTGGTCTCAAATGTAATGTGCCGCAATCCACGTTCGTGTAGTTTGTCCAGCAATGCAGGGTACGCACGTTGCCATCCCAGCAAAGGCTCGCCACCTGTGATAACCAAGTGTACAGGATTGCCGTTGGGCTGTTGCCAGTTGCCGTTGGGCAATAGTGCTGCCATCTTTTCCACTAGCTCATCTTCTGTGTAGGTAGGGCTGAGTTCTTTGAATGCAGGATGCCATGACGCATAGCTGTCACATCCTGTGCTCACTAGTGGCAGCTCTTCGAATGTTTTGTAGAGATGCACACTCTTGGCAACTTCATCTGCTTCGGTTGACATCACACCAGGCTTGCAACCAAACCCTGAACAGGTAAAGTTACAACCAAACATACGAAGGAACACGCTGGGTACACCAACATAGCGGCCTTCGCCTT